CAAGATATTCCGACTGATGCCTCAACGACTAATAAAGTTTATAAATCTAAAGCTGGCCATACAATAGAGATCGATAATGGTGGAACACCGCCGTTATTATACCAACCAGAAATACGAGTAACACATTCATCTGGTTCAAAAATTACAATGAATCATGATGGTAGTATTTCTATTGTAGCAACTAATATTAAATTGAACGCATAATGGCTGAGACAACTATTACAATACCGTGCCCTGATACTTTGTTACCGAAGCCGGCCGATATTACTAATATATTTAAACAACTTGCTAATTTGCCAGCTCAGTTAGAGCTTCAAGGTTTTAAAGAAGAAGCCCAAGCTATAAGAGACAAACTAGAATCTATAAAAGATGGATTAGGAAATTTCCCAGTAAGTATATCCGATCCAGTATTTCCTGGTCTAACTATTCCAGAAATTGAATGGGAAAAAAGAATAGATGCTATAATGAGTGAATACCAAACATTCACATTAGCTAAGATTCTAGAAATTATTAATGATATATTACCACTATCATTTGAAATACCGATACCTCCATTCAATATTAGTATTGATATAATTAAATTGTTTTCAGATCCAGAATATAAGGGTACAATAAAGAAACAGTTTACAGATAAAGTAGAAATATTTTATCCGTTATTACCTGATATGTATAAAACCTTTGACGGAACATACGGTGTCGAATCGGCTGATATGAAAGCTGAAGCTGTATGGGAATATGTAATGAGTCAATTGCAAAAAGGTGGATTAGGTATATTACATGATACATTAGGAGGCTTAATTGATAAGTTTGATACAATTTTTAATGCATTAGATTTACCTTCGCTTCCTACATTAACAGATTTAGATGTAGAACAATTAATAAAAGATAAAATAGAATCTATAGAAAACCAAATTAAAAGCGCACCAGATGATCTTAAAGATTCGTTGCGCAAAAAAGCTATAAAGACATTAGAATCAATTGAAATTGCAGGATTTTCGCTTATGGATTTATTAGGTGGAGAACCAAACGATTTCGTAGAGAGCATGGAAGGGAAAATGGAAAGGTTTAAAAAACGATTAAGAAACTTTGGTGAAGAATGGCCTAAATATTTAATCCAAAAGTGGATGGAACTAGTTACAGCATTCTTAGAAGCTATAGGATTATCTGCATTATTAGACTGGATAACATTTACATTTTGTGATTTCTTAAAGCTAATTGGTATGCCAACAGAAATTGTTATACCAACAAAGTTTAATTTGGTAGCAGTTCCAGCTATTCCTGAGGTATAAATAGATATATGGCAAATTATTCTGGAGACAAAACAGCAAGTTCGGGACCAATAACAGTTGTGTCTCGGAAAAAAGGTTGGGCTGATCTTAATTTAAGCTTAACTCCGCACCCAATTAGAAAGGATATTATACCTTTAAAGGATGATGCTGCTATTAAGAACGCAGTTAAGAATCTAATATTAACTAACTTCTTTGAAAGACCTTTCCAACCAGAAAAGGCAGGAAATCTTAGAGGTCTTTTATTTGAACCCGCTGATGGTATAACAAAATACGAATTATCAGATGGAGTTAGAAGAGTATTAGAAGATTACGAACCTAGAATAAAAGTACAACATGTCGGAATAGTCGATGAAGGGGAAATAAATTCCTACACGATTACAGTATATTTCGAAATAATAAATCTTAATACTACATCAACCGTAGAAATAGTATTACAAAGACTAAGGTAACAGAATGGCAACTAACTTAAAAATAACAGAATTAGACTTTGTCGATATTAAAGACAATCTAAAAAACTTCCTTAAAAGCCAAACGGTTTTTAGTGATTATGACTTTGATGGTTCAGGCCTTAGTACTCTGCTTGATGTATTAGCGTATAATACACATTATAACGCCATGGCAGCTCACCTAGCTTTAAACGAAGCTTTCTTAGACTCAGCTCAAATTAGAGGTAATGCAGTTTCAAGAGCTCGTATGCTAGGGTATGTACCTTCATCACAATTATCACCAAAGGCTACAGTAAAATTAGTAGTAAACGTAGTAGGCCAAACAACAAAACCTGCAACAATATCTTTACCACGTGGTACTAAATTAAGTACCTCAGTTGATGGTGAAACATTTCAGTTTATAACAGTTGCAACACAAAATGCAAAGCTACTGAATGACACATATACATTCGACAATGTATCCGTTGCTGAAGGTTCATACAACTCTATTAAATACAGAGTTGATAATGATATATCAAATCAAAAACATCAATTGCCTCATACAAATGCTGATACTTCTACGTTAAGAGTAAGAGTACAAGCTAATGAAGAATCAAGTTCGTTTGATATATTTACACTATTCACTACTCTACTCAGTGTAGATTCTACTTCTAAGATTTATCATTTACAAGAAAATTCAAATGGTTATTATGAAACTTACTTTGGTGATGGAGTCACTGGCTCTAAACCTAGTAATAATAATATTGTAACTATGGACTATATCTTTTCAAATGGAACAGAAGCAAATGGTGCTAAAGTATTTACCATGGTAGATAATATAGCCGGCTTTGCAAATATCGCTGTAACTACAATAACTGCCGCGGCAGGTGGTGCAGATCAAGAAACATTAGAATCAATTAGGTATAACGCACCGTTAACATTTACATCTCAAAATAGAGCTGTAACTTCAGATGATTACCGAGCTATTATTCAAAGAGAATTCTCTAACATCGATGCAATATCAACTTGGGGTGGTGAAGATCAAACTTCTCCAGATTATGGTAAAATTTATATTGCCATTAAACCAAAAACCTCAACAACATTATCAGTCAACGAGAAAGCACAGATCACTGGTAATATTCTAAAGGGTAAGAACGTAGTAAGTATTACACCTGTTATAGTAGATCCTAATTATACATTCTTAGAATTAGATGTAGCCTTTAAGTTTAATCCTAACTTAACAGATAGAACTGAAGTAGAACTACAAGCTGTTGTATCAGATACTATCGACGATTATTCATTAAATGATTTAAATAAGTTTGATGGTGTGTTTAGACATTCGGCTTTGTTAAAAGCAATCGATTCATCTGATCCTGCTATTCTTAACTCAACAGTAAGACCATTCCTATTTAAAAATATTACTCCTCTTACAACAGAGGCTAACAACTTTACTTTAAATTATGCAGGGTCTTTCTATGTTCCTGGTGGATTAGACGAATCATGTATATCATCTACCGCGTTTAAAAAAGGTGGAATTGATAATTACTTTGGAGATAAAGCAATCGTTGATTCAGACGTTAGACAAGTATTTGCATACAAATTAATAGGAACCACTAAGGTTACAACCATAGACAATGCTGGAACAGTAAATCCTGGAACAGGCGCTGTAATTCTTCATACATTTATACCAGATGATGCGACAGTTATTAGAATAAGTATTGTACCTAATTCATTAGATATTGCTCCTAAGAGAGATGAATTAATTTCTATCGATGCATCTAGAACGACTATGACAGCTGAAAGAGATTCAATCGCTGTATCAGGTTCTTCTGGTAGTATTGATTATACCACAACATCAAGATTTAGATCGAGTACATAATGCCAAAATACGGATCAGATTCAATTAATCCTTCTTACATAGAATCGAAAGCTTCTATGAAAAGAAAGACGAAAGAAGTTTTACGTATAGACCAATTAATTCCTAGTGAAATATTACGTGATTCTGATAGAGGTCCTGATAAAGCAGATATAAAAACTCTATTAGAAGAATACTATAAGTTCATGAATATGGATGAGTTTATATATGACCAAACTGAAGTATTCACAGATATTATCAATTCAGATAGAGCTGTGTTTAGGATTAAAGATCCAACACAAGACAATAACGAATTCTTTTCAGACTTTGATGGTGCAAACTCAACATTAGTATTAACTAATGATACAACACCACCTTCAACTACTACTATTGCATTAACTAATGCGACCGTACAAATATCAAACGGTAATGAACTACCCGGAACATTAAAGAATCTTACAACTGAAGTCGGTAAAACATTCTCTGTACTCTTTCCAGTCGCTGGTGCTGCAGGTTATGTTAATCATAATACAAAAAGCGCAGTATTAACAACCCCAGTAAAACATTGGGTTGGTCCTGGACCATCATATATTCTAAACGCTATTGAAGAAGCATTAAACATTGACGAAAACACAGATGATTATTTAGAGTTAATGCAAAAAGAAATAGCTCAAGCGATACCAAGAAATCTTACAGTAGATAAAAGATCTTTATATAAAAACATAGTAGATTTTTATAAGCTAAAAGGAACTACCGATTCAATTGAAATTTTCTTTAGATTATTATTTAATGAAAACGTAGAAACTGAATTTCCGTTTGATAAAACATTAATACCTTCATCGGGTAAATGGGACACAGGTCTAGAAAGATATTTGGACCATAAAGGATTCTTATCAGACAATATTAAATTACAAGATTCCAAGTTCTATCAAAAGTTTTCATACGTAGTACGAACTGGTAAGAACTTAAGTGATTGGGGACCAGCATTTGAAAAATTAGTGCATCCTGCAGGATTTATATTCTTTGGTGAAATTTTAATTTTAACTCAATTAACTCGTGCAGTATTAGGCGATAACGTAAGACAAGATTTAGTTGAACTAGATAGAGGATTCAGCGAAGGAACTGCTGGTAAGATACCAGTTCCTGGTCAGCCTGGATATGTATACACATATAAAGATGTCTACGGTAGATTAAATAGAAAAACATTATCATCAATGCCTGGATTACAACCCGGTGTTATTGGTGCAGAAGATGTGGCTCTATTAGTAGAAATGTTTGCATCAACCTTCTTACCAAATTTAGAAGCTAAGCGACATGAATCTGGACAACTCTCAGTAAATCTTAATGCATCTAATGTAATTTCTAGTGTGAGTATTGTTAATCCGGGATTCGGATATCCAGTAAATTTAGCAACTGAATCAATTGTCAATGGACAAAAATTATATACAGGACCTGCTATCACAGTATCAGGTGACGCAGTAACAGGACAAACGATTTCAGATGCTAGTATATCATCCTTAATAGATGGTAATGGCCGAATTGATACAGTAACAATCAGTAGTGGTGGTAATAATTATGCTACTGCTTCGGCATCTCCTGCTGCTAATACAAACCAAACTAAAATAGCAGCTATCGCACAAGCTAATTTTGCAAA